GACGGATACCGTTCCACGACGGCAGACGCCACAGCGCTTTAGCCATCAGCTTCGTGAGGTTCGCCGCGCTCGACTCGTTCACGAGGTTGTTTGAGTCGATATTGGCGATCCGGACCGCGTAGCGCCAGTCCTTCACGACGAGGCCGTTCTTCCACTGGTACCGCGAGCGCAGCGCCTTGTACCGCCCGCCATTCGAGTCGATCACGATGTCCTCGCCGAGGTCCTCGGCCTGGAGGCCCGCCTTGCTGCCCTTCGGGAACGTGCAGAACACCGAGTTCTCGCCCCAGCCGACGAGGTAGATCGACGTGTTCGCCGAGCCGCTGCCGCCGCCCGGCAGCACGTTCTGGCCGTTGCCCGCGCCGGAGATGGCCGAGTAGCGCGTCGCGAGGCCCGTGTAGGTCTTCGGGTCGACGGAGACGTTGCCGTAGAAGAGCGTGTTGGCCTGCTGCTGGTTCATGGCCTCGAGGAACGCAACGTCCTCCGACAGCCGGAAGGCCGCCGTGTTGCCGTTCAGCGAAGCGAGGTCCACGTCGATCTCCGAGTACGCCTCGAGGATCGCAGCCGGCTCGTCGACCTGCGCGGTCGTGCTCTTGCTCGTCGGAACGCCCGCGTTGATCTGGCGCCAGTAGACCGCCGGCAAGCCCGTGCGGATGCTGACGCGGTGACCGGTCGGGAGGTTGCCCTCGCGGAACACGGCGTCCTCGAGGATATCGTTCATCTGGGAAAGCAGCTCCGCGATCGTCGCGACGCTGCCGTCCGGGTCCGAGCGCTTCGCCCAATCGAGCAGCGTGAGCTGTCCAGTGCCGAGAGTTGCCATAGTCGTATCTCCGGGAAGTTAGTTCATTTTCGGGAAGAGTCGCTTGGCCGGGTCCGCCGGGGCCTGGCGCTGCGCGCCGCCCGTCGTCACGTACCCGTCCTCGCTGATTGCCTTGCCGATCCGAACGAAGAGCTTCACGACCTCGGGGTTGTTCCCGAGGCCGGTCTCGTTCAGGTACTCGCGCAGCTTCGGCGTGCCGAACGCGTCGAGGGCCTTCTTCGCCACTGCGAGATTCGCCGGCAGTGCTTCGCCACCGATTTCCTTGTCGGATCGGGTCTCGGCTTCCCACTGCTTCGCGAGCGCCTCGCCCTTCGTCAGGAGTTCGGCAGTCGCGTCGGCCCGCGTCTGGATGTCGCGGTCGACGAGCTTCTGCGCCTGCTCCTGCGAAAGGTTCAGCTCTCGCGCGAACTTCTCGATCGCGGCGAGCTGGTCACCCTCGAGCTTCACGCCCTCCGGCAGCTTGAACTCGTACTTTTCGGGCGCGCCCGTGGGCTTGCCCGTGTCGTTCGACTTCGCGCTCTCGGCCGGCTTCGGCTCAGTCGTCTGCTGCACGGCACCCGGCGAGCCTTCGCCCGTCGCGGCCGTCTCCGTCGTCTGCTGCTCCCCGGTAGCTGGTGCGTTCCCGGCGTCCGTCAGCATCGTTTCAGTCCCCACCAATCGCCTCCTCTTGGGCCTGGTGCCACAGCTCCCGCAGGTCCTTCGTCGCCTGCAAGTCTGCCAGCAGCATCAAGCCGATGGTCCGGCGGCCCTCATTGAAGGCCGTCACGCTGCCGGAGTTGTCGAAACTCGTCCGAAACACCCCGGCCCGCTCCATCTGAGCCCATACGAACCGACGGCCCGCAGCCGTCTGCAACACCGCTTGAAGGTCGGCCAGCTCGAGGAGCCGCTTGCGCCGCCGCTCCTCGTCCGATTCGCGATCGCGCCTCTGCAGTCCGCGAATATCGGTCGGGTCGTCCTTCATGCACGTACCTGAATGCTACCACGCCGCGGCACCGCTGTCACCGGCCCGAGTAGCCGCTGAACATGCTGATCGCGTCGCTCAGCATGCTCGGCTTCTGGGTGTCCGTCTCGCTGAGCGTCTTCGCCGTCTGCGCGAGCTGCGGCGCGGCCTGCGCCTGCGCCGCGGCCTGCTGCGCCTGCGCGCGCTGCTCGCGGATGATGGCCACCTTGTCGTCGGCGACGATGATGCTCGGATCGACGCCGAGCATGTCGGCGTAGGCGTCGACGAGCTGGTCGCCGTCGAGCTTGTCGAGCACCTCGGGCTTGAACTGCGCGACCGAGCCGACCGTGCCGATGAGCCGGTCGACGGAGCCGAGGCCCACGGCGCGCTGCGCCTGCGCGAGCATCGACACGAATTGCACGTTGAGGTCCGTGCCCTGCAACTCGGGCGGCGCTTCGGGCAGCAGACCGCCCTCGAGCAGCGCGTCGAACGTGATCTCGATGAGCGGCCCCAGCAGCTCGTCGTGCAAGCCCTCGAGCACCGGGCCGAGCATCAGCAGCTTCTCTTCGTGGCGCTCGGCGATCTCGCGAGCCGTGATGTTCGAACGGGTGTCATTCGCGAGCATGAGGAACAGGTCCTCGTAGAACGCTTGCTTGATCCGCACGCGCACGTCCTGGATGTCCATGCCGAGCGCGCTGAGGTCGAGGCGCACGTCGAACAGCGAGCGGACGCCCGAGCCCTGCCCCATGTAGTCGTGATACGTGACGCCGCCGGGGAGCGCGTTGACCTCGCTCGCGACGAGCGAGGAAGGCGCCTGCAACGGCGGCAGCGTCTGGAAGTCGATCGCCTGCGCCTTGCGGAACTGCTGATGCTGGAGCTGCTTGATGTCGCCAAGCGCTTCCATGCCGGGGCTCGAGCCGTACACGTCGCCCGGCCGCAGCTCCCACCGCGGCGTCAACGCGCGGAACCGGCGAAAGCCGGATTCGCGCAGCACCTTGCCCTCGTTCGAGTCGAGTTCGAGGTAGACGCTGCGGAAGGCCATGTTCTTCGCATCGCGCATCGTCAGGTCGCGGTCTTCACGCGGCTCGACCACGTGCAACACGGTGCGCCACGAGTCGAGATTGCCGTTATCGAAGGCGTTGCGCGCGCCCACCGAGCACGCCTCGCGCCCGAACTGCCGGACCATCTGCGCCACCGTCAGCGGCACCTCGCGGTAGAGCGCGTTCGGCACGCCGCGATGGTCGAGCGCAAGCGCGAACTCGCCGGCAGTCATGGGATAGTGGTGGATCACGTTCTCGAAGTCGTCGAGCACGATCGTCGCTGCGGTGCCGAAAGCCCCGAGTTCGCTGTACAGCATGTGCAACGCGCGGTAGGTGTTCGAATGCGAGAACACGTCACGCATGACCTCAGTCACGTCGCCGAGCCATTGCTTGACGGGCTGGTGCTCGTTCAGTTCCTTGTCGGGCGTCTTGAGCCGGAACCACGGCCTAGCCGGGCTCGTCATGCCCGCCATCAGGCCCGCAGCGAGCACGCGATTCGCGCGCGTCGCGGTGGAGTCGAGGATCGAGTTGTGGCGCTTCTCGCCACGGTTCACGTCCGTCGTGAGGAACCGGCCGCTGCGAGGTAGCAGGTACTCGCTGATCTCGCGCCAATGCTCGAGCCACGAGGCGCGCTCCTGCTTGAGCGCACCCCATCGCTTCATACACTGCTTGCGGAGTTCGGCCGGGTCGGCCACGGTGCTACGACCCGAGCAGCGACGAGGACGCGACGCCGCCCGCGCTGCCGTCGCCGGTCAGCAACGTGCCGAGCGCAGCCTTCGGCACGGGCGTGCCGTTCTTCGACCGACGGAAGAGCGGATTCTGCGGAGCCGAGGCGGCCTGCAACGGCGCGGGCGGCTTCGGCGGCGACTGCGTGGCGGAGTAGACGGCCGCGCCGGCAGAAGCCGCGGCGGCGATCGCGGTAGTGATGGCCATTAGCGTGCCTCCTTGTCGAGACGGCGGCCCATGATGCGGTCGATCTGCTCGTAGCCCATGCGCTCGAGCAGCGGACTGAAATCCAGCTCGGGCTTCTGCTTCACGTGCCGGTAGGCCACCTGCACGCCCTCGTCGCGGAGCTGCTCATCGGCGAACGTGATGAGGCCCCATCCGAGTCGGCTGCGGCGATACGGCGGCGCGACGAACACGAGGTCCTCGGTCGCGGTGAGCGTCGTGCCGTAGTGCAGGGCCGGCGCGACCACGTGCACGCTGTAGCCGACGAGCACGCCGTCGACGCGAGCCGTGTAGATGCGCAACGCGCCGCGGGCGGCCGTCTCCGCGTACACCTCCCACCGAGGCGCCAGCGGGATGTCGGGGTAGTGCGCGACCTCGCGCCAATGCTCGTCGAGCAGCGGGCGGATGTCCTCGAGCAGCTCGGGCGAGTACGGTTCGACGGCGAACGCGACAGCAGTCTGCAGCACGGCGGCCATAGCGCCCCTTGCGGAGTTCCGAGACGCGGGGATTATACCCGTCTTCCGCCCGTTTGCACCCAGCGCTTAGCGGAGCTTCACGGCGTAAGGGTTGTGCCCCTTGACGCTACGCTCGGCGGCGCTCGTCGCCCGGACCGTCGCGATCTTCGGCGTGTCGAGCAAGGCGAGGACGAACGCGCTTCCCCAGTCCGGCGATCGGCCGATGCGGCGGATGATGTCCTCGCGGCTCTCGACCTTCACGCGGTTGCCGACGGGCTGCCACGTCGGCGCGCACAGGTCGGCGAGGAGCTGCCGGTCGGGCGGCAGCGCGATGCCGCGGTTGTTCGCCGGGTCGAGGGCCTCGCGCATCCGCCACCACAGCTCGCTGCGCAGGTTCACGAACCCGAGCCGGCCGGAGAGGTCCACGCCGCCGCTGCTCTCCCCGACGTTGACGCCGACGACCTGCGCGCCCGACTGCTTGAGGAAGTCGTAGGGCGAGCTGCCCACGCCGAGCACGTCGACGTGCTGCACGGCACGGTCGCGCGTCGCCATCACGACGAGGCCCGCCACGGTCGGGCCGTCCGGCGTCCGCGTGCCGGGGTAGACGAGCGCCTCGTCGAACCACGTGCCGTGCCGGCGGGCGATCACCGTGTTGTCCGCGCCGCCGCGCGCCACGTCGACACCCACCGAATCCATCGGCGGCTTCGGGTCCAGCGGCTTCCACCGGGCCATCGCGGCCTCGACCCACGCGGTCGGAATGACCTGGAACGCATCGTCCTGCACGCCGGCCTGGAAGTCGCCGAACAGCATCTGCGAGCGAAGCGGCTCGGGAAGCGCTTGAAGCGTGGCCATGTAGTTCGTCCCCACGAGGTAGCGGTTATCGGTAACGCGGCTCGGCACGAACGTGCGCGACAGCGGCGTCACGAGCTGGCCGTCGTACATGAACGGCGTGCCGTCTGCGACCTCCACGTCACGCCCGTCGATCGACGCGAACCATCGCAGCTCGCCGGGCTGCGCGGGAAGCGGATGCTTCGGATCGAGCCACGGGGCGAAGAACTCGACGACCCACCGCCCTTCGGCCGTGGTCGGCGGGTTGAACGTCATGAGCACCTGACAGCGCTGCTCGGGGTCCGTGGTGCGCACCCACCCCATGAGGAACCGCACCTGCGCCTCGAGCATGTTGGCCGCCTCGTCGAGCACGAGGAGGTCCTTCGGCCGGCCCTGATACTTCGCCTCGTCGCCGGGGTTCGGCACGCTGCCGAACTCGATCTGCAGGCCGAGGTGCGGCAGCCGCCAGATGCGCTCGCTGCCGTTGTAGCCCTCGCGCGAGCCGAGGAGCGCCGTGAGCCGGTCGACGATGCCGGTGAGCTGCGTGGCCTCGCGGCGGAAGATCGCGGCGACCTGGTGCTTGCGCAGCGCCTTGCCGATGGCGAGGTCGGTCTTGCCGCCGCCGGCAGCGCCGCCGAAGCCCAAGACATCCGCCTCGCTGTCGAAGGCCATGCACTGCGGCACGTTCGCGGGGTCTGGCCGCCACAGCTTCGCGCGCTCGGCGTCGAACGCGGCGCGGCGAGCGCGACGCTTCTGCGCGATGAGGGCGTCGAGTTCCGCGAGGCGCGCGTGGCTAGAGCAGGTCCTCAAGCTCGGCCTCCGGCTCCGCCGTGGGCGTCGATTCCACCGCGGGCGCCGGCTCCGCAGCGGCCTGGAGCTGCGCGGCGAGCGCCTCACGCGCGGCCTGCAGGTCCTCGAGGCTCGCGTTCACGAGCGCGGTGCGCACGTCGAGGCTGCCGCGCACGTTCACGTCGCTGCGTTCGCGGTACTTCTCGGGCCGGTGCGCCTTGAGCAACTGGATCAGCAGCGAATCGCTGTATCGCCGGATGCGGCCGCATTCGGCGCCCTGATAGAACACTGGCTCCTCGACCCCGTCGCGGGCCCGCCGCACGGCCTCGTCCTCGAGCGCTTGCACCGCGGCGTCGATCGCCTCGTCCCACCGTCTCGCAAACGCGGGGTCGGCGTGCCGGATCCGGTACAGGCTAAAACGATGCACGCCGACCGCCGCCGCGGCCAAGTCGACACGGCCGCGCTCAGCCAACTCCGCGATGAAGCGATCCAGCGTCTCGGGCTTGATCTGTCGTCCCTTCATGCCGCGATTATGCCACGTCAGACCGGCGGCCCGTGCACCAGTCGCGGACGAGCACAGCGGGCGCGCTCAGCAGCCTCCCAATCCGTCGGTAGCTCCACCCGTAGCAGGTCCGAAGCGCGCGGGCCGCAAGGCGAAGCTCCGGCACGCCGATGGGCCCGTCGCCCTTCGATCGGCTTCCACTTGCAAGTTTTTGCATGTTCCCTCAGCTCGCAAGGTTCTACACGTTACGCTACGCCTTCGCGCTGTGACGTGTGACGTGAACTAAAGATTCACGTCACTCACGTCACGGTTGTTACGCGTGACGCGTAGCTACGCGTAGCTTCACGTCACACGTAACAGGCCCACCTTGTTATTTTCTGCAACTAGCCACCCGTCTCCGACGAGCCTTTCCACCGCCCGCAGCGCCCGCACGCGGCGCTGATCGCGCCGCGTCGGGTTGTAGGTGAGGCCCCGGATAGCCGCCTCGAGGACCTCGGAGACCTCCACCATGCCGCCCGTCGGCGGGGTCAAATCCTGGACGACCCGGAGCACGACATCGCCGGCCGAGTCAGGCTTGCGGCGTCGCCCGCCCTTCACTGGCAGTACGTCGGTGTGCTCCACGACCGCGCTCCGGATCGGCTCGCCGTCCTCGTCCTCGCCGAGCGACACGGCGACGAGCTTGAACGGGAACATGTCCCCGTCCTCGCCGTCCTTCTGCTTCGTGACCCGGATGAACCGCGCCTCGTCGAGTCGCGTGACCTCGAGTTCCGCATCGGCGGCAGCCTTGAGGCCGGACCATCCGCGCGCGCCCTTCGTCGCATCCTTCCCTGAATGGTGGACGAGCACGATCGTGGCACCCGTCTCGCGATGCAGCACCCGGCAGTGCCCGAGCGCCCGGCCCATGTCCTCGGAAGCGTTCTCGTTCGCGCCGGGCGTCACCTGCGCGAACGTGTCGACCACGATGAGGTCCGCCGCACCGATCCCCGCGATCAGCTCCCGGATGTCCTCGGCCTTGAG